AGGGATTCTTTGCCTCATATTTCTGGCCTAGAATGATAAGAGCACCTGAAACGGTAGAGACCAGAATAATTAGAGGTTATGGAGAAGAATTGGAGAGACAGTTCACCATCAAATTGGAACAATTTAAGAGTGAGAACAACATTAGATTTCCACCTACTATAGTAGGCAGCTATGGATCTGTTAAGCATGAGTAGGTCAATGTGATCATAATTAACCATTTGTCCAAAATAGTCATTAAAGTGGATGGTAATCAATTCACATTGATCAACTTGGACTAGGAAAATAGAATGAATGTCAGAGAACTGCATAATGCAAGATGGGAAGTCCTTAGACCCTATTAATTGGATATTCTATCATCAATAAAATATGGCAGGACAATTATATACAAGTATAGACATGATCTAGAATACATGGAGGATGCAGACAAAATAATGGAGATGCCCAAACAGTGTAGAGAAAACCACCACTGGTTCGAAAAAGGACCCAAAGGAGACAATTATGAGTGCTATGGAGTCAATGACATTGAAGAAATGATGAACTTACTTTAATAACAAGATTGCTTGTACAATAGCATCAAGACTGTAGGATTTGATCTGGAGGCTGAGCCAGCATATGGACTTAGGAAAATCAATTCTATGCAACTAGCATTTGATAACAAAGCAATCATATATAATGGGTCATAACTGAATGTAGCACAGTACATCATTTACTCCTGGTTCAGCTTATGGAGCATTAAGACAATAGTGTGGGACAATTAGCTGGACGGCATATATGCCAATAATGTGGACCTATAGTAACACCCTTACATAGTTTAACAAAAATCAGCAAAAATGGGCCTTGCAGATGCCCTTGCTATGGTCTATAACACTGAATACAAACTAGCAGTCAATAGGGATAGGAAGTTGCAATTTTACACAGAATACACTGACTATAGGATCACTGACGAGCACAGGTCATATGGAGTGAGGGATGCAATATCTTGCCTAGAATTACACAAAGATATCATGATCAGGAACATAGCATCTGCATAATTCTATTAGACTAGGATTGGGAGAGTAGATTGCACAACAAAGATTAAAGAACATAACTAGTCGGCATATAAGTGGTGCCCATATGGAAATGAACAAGCTACGCCATTAGCAGCAGTGTTAGCAAAAGCTAGAAAAGATTAACATGATGATAATCTCATATTCATCGATGTAGGAGCAGGTGATAATGGTACATCTTGTGTGAGAGCCTGTGTTACATCTTGGATGGCTTCTTGGGAAGGAATTGGTATTATGTAAAACCATTCAAATGATATTATGAAAGAATGGTTAAGAAATAGTGTGTAGGCAGAATTGATAGCTGAAACAGGATCATCTGCATCTTAACTAGCCTTGTTCGCTAAGCTGAACAAAATCAACCTACACCTATACACCACTGACACACCATCTGGCAGCTATGACCTTAAGATGATGAAGAATGTTGGTAGGCCATTGATAATGTTAGCACACCATGGTCATGCATACCTAGGAGTGACATTCAACCAACCAGGAAGGGACACCTGCATGCAGAGTAACAGATACTTGCCATGGGACTGTCATTGTGGCCGATGTGTGTAATTACCAGTTTAACATATCAGAAATGAAAAGAGATTAGGAGTGAAATGTGAGGTATGTACTTATAGCCAAACTGAAAGACAATTTCAAGATTTTGAGGAAATTAATAGGGAAAGGATCAAAAGGTTCAAAGAACCATAATTAGTGTCATGGAGACAACAATCCACAACTTATGAAGAAGATGCAATAAGGATAAGAGGAATGACATTGTCTAATGAAGTGGACGATATAGATAACTGGTTGAACTACATGGATCAGAAAAAGCCAGAGCGATAGTCAATGGTATTGTATGATAGTAAATTAGACACTAGAGTGCTGACATCTAAATGTCATGGTACTGTTGACAATATTGTAGCAGATGAAGGCTAGATATTAATGAAATACAAACCATAACCATGTGATGCCATGACTTCCAAGTACACACAGATAGGACCAATAGTGGAAGGAAAACACATGGAAACAATGTGCAATTGTGTTGACAACATGACATTTGCAGCCACTCAGAGAACCATTAAGACGAAAGCAGTTGTTACAAGAGAAGTGAGGAGATTTGTTAAGTTTGCTATTAAAAGAATTAAGAAAGAATTCAAACCTAGGGGATTTGATGGTCTAGGCAGAATAGATTTGTGCAATAGAGCTATAGAGATAGTTAAGTAATCCAACAAGACAAAGAGTGTCAAAGATAGGATCATAGAGGGATTAGAGTTCGTAAAAGAAAACGGACTTGACACAATAACCAACACTGAGTCTTTTATCAAGAAAGAGATCACAATGTCAGATGGTTGGGCAAGAATGATCTCAGCTAGACAGGAAATTGTAAGATCATTATCAGCAGTAATATATTAGGAAGTAGAGGACTAGGTATATAAGAATCCTCATTTTATCAAGAGGATGAATGATGACTAGATCACTGCAGCATTGAGAGACAAAGCCAAACAATTTAATTATGCAGTATGCCTTGATGTCTCATGTTATGACTCAGCCTAAAAAGATGAAATATGGTAGATAGAGAAAGAGCTGTTTAGACATATAGTGGGAGATAAAGCCTGTTAGTTGTGGGAAGCAATAGCATTAAACAACAATTACATCAAGACAAAGATGATGATTTTACTAACAAAAACCACAAGGAATAGTGGTGAACAGACAACATCACTAACAAACACTTACTTGCAATACTTGCTTTAGAAATATGTAGCTAAGCAGTTACATATGAAGAAATCACAGTGGTGGTGTTTTGTAGAAGGAGACGATGTGATTACCTTCCTGATGTAGCTTAACAATTATGTTGAGAAAGCCACAGAGATATATAAGAGTCTTGGATTCATGACGACTGTGGAGCATGAAGGAACACCAGATGGAGCAACATTTGTGAAAATAGTCTTGAGAAGTACTGAAGGAGATTATTCAGTATTCAGGAGAATAGATCATGCATTACTTAAGATGGGGTGGACCAAACATGCTGTTAAAAGCAAATATACAAAGACTGCCACAGGGTTAATGAGAAGTAAGATACTATCCTTAAAGGCAATGTATTTGTACAGTGAATCAGTTCAAAATTTAGCTTAAGCAATGTTAGATCAATTGCCTACAAAGTATAGGAATGTCAAAGAGGACAACAACTGGGGAAGAGATGTAGTAATGACTAATGACCATTACTTTGATTAATAGTATGGACATGATATCAATAGAATAACATAATTGATCAAAGATAAGGGCATATATATCTCAATCTAGGCTTAGGATTACCCCTCAATATTTGATATGGAAGAACCTGTTGGTAGGAAGGATCCAAGGTTCCAATTTAAGCTGCCATAGAGAATTACACCTATGGATGTAATGTTGTAAGGAATCAGAGTATTGGGAAAATAAAAATATTTTATGGAACAAATTACAACCGATGCCGCAAATGCGGTATCCCAAGCTAAATCTCTTGATGACTTGAAGAAAGTGCCAGGTGTAGGTACTGTTAATGTGGATGGTATGGTCGTACCAGTTTATGTCCTCTTTAAAGCAGCATAACTACTTGACCTACCTCAACACTTATTGCCTTTTGCTGAGAAAGGAGTATTAGTACACCTCAATTCACA